GCCTAGGCAAGTAACTCATGCCGAGGCGGTGACCAATACCAGACTAAAATCATAGCCGTAGGGGTTGTTAGACCCTAGAGCCACGGTCCTAAGTCTGGCCACTGTCGTAAATGGCCCTTCGTTGAGATACGGAGCTCGATGCGAGAAGAAATGGGAACGAAATTACCCATACTAATCACATCATCTGGGTGGTCTCGCGACCACCTTAGACTCGGCTCAATATCCCGCGGGGACCATTTATGGCCTCTTGGGCCGTGGAGATATCCACGGTCTTGAGTAGGCATTGCCCAAAGACGGGCTAACAAAAGCCCGACCCCTGTCTCTTTGCGCTGTTTAGGCGCACCCACAACGTGAGTTATACGGTATCCTTCGATACCGTGTCTCTCACGCACAGGGGTGGATTCATCAAAGTTACCGATGAAGCCACCATCCCCGTAGCCTAATGGTATCCTAAGCCGACAAGGCTTTGGAACCACAGACAAAAGGGATTCGAATACGGCTCGAAACTTAGCGTCACAGGCAATAGAACCACAAAACCTGTTGGCCAGTAACCGAACCGCATTCGCAAGCCGAAAAACGGATGGGACATCAGACAGTCTATCTTTAAGATAGATAGGTTTACAGTCTACTCCCTCCATGAAATGCGCACCACAGCTCTCCCTAAAATTGCTTGCGAAGTGTGATTTCTTCACATTTAGGGTAAAGCCGTAAAACGCACTCATTTCGGAAAAGAGCGCAAGGCATCTAATAGGGATAATAACATCATCCCCATAGACAGACACGAGGGGACCAGATGCGTTAATCTGGGGCTCGTGTAAATACTCGGCGCAGCAGCAAGCTACTGCGTAGAATATCAGAGACTCTAACGGGAAAGTAAACCCGTTACCCATGGAGGAGAATTTCTTCCACTCCAAAAGAGTCCCGCCCTGCATGCCGAATCGAGATCTAGCACTATCCATCACGGAAAACCACCGCCAGGGCAAAAGAGCCTCGACAGTGCCGCGAGAGATAGAGTCGCTTGCAGAGGAGAAATCAAGTGTTGCCGTCTGAGAGTCGTTAGACCCCCGGAAAGCAGCATCCTGGTTGATCTCCTGCTTGCGCAGATTGATCCCGAACCTTAAAAGACGTTTACGGACCATCTCGCCAATCGCCAACTGGAACCAGAGATTTAACCCTGGTTCTATGGCTATGACCCGATTGGCCTTAGCGTCTTTAGGTACAGTAATGACCTTATTACCAACCTCAAACTTAGGAAAGGAGTTATTTAAGCTACCTCCCCCAGTTCTCAGATGCGCCGCCCAAGTCGGATAATTCACCGGCCAGGTTTCGCGGGGTAACAGGTCAAAGAGGTCACGCGTTATCCCAGTTTCACACTGGAACTTATTGAAAGAACTAGCGTCCCTCCTCTTTATCAGAGTAGAGGCACCAGGACCCCAATTGGCATCACTGATCATCTCCTCAGCATCAAACTCGCCTAGGACCTGAGCAATTTTACGCCGGACTGCATTATGCAGCCAAACGACATGACCCTTAAATAAGGGGTCACAGCCGAGATCCTTAAAACGAGTGTTTGTTTGCCCACACAAGTCTTCAAATTCTGAAAACTTGATCCAAGCCGCTTCATCTAAGCCAATATTTAGGGTTAACCCCTTATATTTTGACAAAAGATTCGTTGCGGCGTAGGCAGCCCTAAACTCTGGCACAGCATTATATGCCAACGGGTCGCACTCAAGCTTAGCGATCTGCGCATACTCTCCATTTCGGAAGAGAATGTCGACCGCCAGAGCTCGAGGGCAATCTAGAGCCTGCAGAAAGTCAGTGATAAAACCGGTAGTTACTACAGGTGCCACGCGGAATTTCCTCAAGTGCTGTAACGCTACTCGAGTACTACGCTTCGCAAAAGACATAGCTTTCTCCTTTTCGAATTCCAGAGAACCCGACCGAACTACTCCGGACCTATGCTAGGTACGGACGGTCGAAGTTCTGAACCGCGGCCAACAACGGGCTCCCAGTTACATCTGTGGGAACGGCGTCGCTGGCGTTGATAGTTGTAGCGAAGAGGCTTCTCACGTGGCTGAACAAAGCAAGCCGTTCAGCTGATGTCGAGCGTTCGTGCAACAGGAACTCTATCACAGCCATTACGCTATAGGCAACTTGCGGTCCGGGAGTAACCCCATTCCACGCATTACCGATAGTTTCGGGGCTGGGCAGAGAGAGCTTTTGCGTCACTCTGTAGACGCGCGACGCCTTTGTAGGCGGACGCACCGACAGAGAAAGCGCGGGATAAAGGACAGGGATTCCCCCCGATCGATCAACCCACCGAAAGACACCTGGGGCAATAGAACCCTCGGGGTCAAAGGTCTTGTCGACGCCAACAGTCGCTGACGTAGTCAGTTCAGTGGCACTAACGAGACTCGACGTTTTTATGCTGCCTATGGCAGGCATAGGTACTCCTTGATTAAAATCGAGTGAGTGCTGAGTCTTGATCCATCACCCCATTCTAGAAGTGGAAGGTTTGCTTCTGAGCATTCCTCATACTTCTCGGATCCGAATGGAACGCAGTCCGCAATAGCGCCAGACCGTTCACCACGTGTGTCTTAGTAATGGGATTCTTAAACTTGGGTTTTACGGGGGCCGGAAAAGCAGTTAGCTTTGTCCGATTAACCACGTAATACCGACGGTTATAGCGTCCCAAGACACGTGAGTAGCAACCGGTCGCAGCGGGTAGCCTACCGTTGTAATGGATGTCAGCGGAAACAAATTGCTTCGTAAACCGGGTACAAAACCCATCTTGAAAGGACAAGCCGTCAAAGCTAGACATCAGCTCTAACCACGTGCCGATCGGAAGGGCCCAGTCCCAGACAAAGCTCCATGGTAACATCTCCCATACAAGATTTACGGGATTGGTGAAACCAAGCTGAGCCGCGAAAGACTTGAGTGGGTCACTAACCTTATATCTAAGGCCGAATTTCGTGGTGGAGGAATAAACTGTTTCCAGTTTTCCAACACTAGATCCTTGCCAGATTATGTCAGTGGTCACCGTACTTTTCTCGCGAGCAGAGCCGCGTCCGACCATAACAATATGGGAGTCAGCAGCAAGATACTGCTTTAACGCCCGTATCGAACCCTCAACGTCTTTCAGCAGGGGCTTCCATCCGTACTGTAGCTCTAGCAAATTCTCAGCCAGAGTCTTAGTATTAGACAGACGGCCCTTTGCCCGATTGGCGCTTTTAAGGTTCTGGCCATGCCACAGATAGTCGACAGCGGTAGCGAATTGTTTTCGCCGAAGACTCTTCACAGCGCCGGCAATACGAAAACAGGTGTTATAAAACAACCTGGTCGTCTGCCCGTACTGTGCGAGGTCTTGAGCGAGATTCGCTTCGATACTTAGACCGCATTTATCGGCTAATCGCATCAAGGCTTTGTTATATGCAACGTCCGAATGGACAGGTGCAGCCGGTACAGAGAAGAGTCCGAGTCCAGTCGTATATGTCCACCCATGATAATAATAAGGATAGCTCGTGCACCCACTTAAGGGCACAGGTGCGTCCACGGTGTACATAGCCTGACCGTCGTGCGTCTTCACAATCACACTACTCCAATTATTAATTGGGAGCTCACTTTTCCTTTTATGGCCGAACCCAGGCGTCCGTACACTAGTCCACGCGTGATAGTAAGATTGATACGGATAATCCCCGTCGTTCCTATATTGATAGGAACCACCTGGATTATTACTGTACCATGTTTCACTCGCACGTTTTGCGACGGTGTATGACACGATGGGCGAAACCTTTCCGGTTAAGTAATCGTGATTGTGGAACGATAAGACTCTCTTCCGATACCCATCAGAATCCTTCCGATGGGCAGCATACGCGTCCTTGAACTTAGCCAAGTATCGCGCTGGGATTACCTTCAGATCCCTATCACGGAAGATGCACATGAGACTATGACTTTTTGGGTCTTTGCCCCACATGTACTCCCAGGAGATTTTCTGAAGATACGTGTAGCCCCCCACGCCCCAATCAGTACGATGCATCATCAGGTGAACCCTCGGTTTAAACCGCCGCGTGACCGCCAGTTTTACACCTTTTACCTCCAAGAGGCCAAGTTCAACGCCTCTTGCAGGATAGAGATGCATTGCCGTCGGACCAACGCGAAAGAGTACCGAAACTTGGGTACCTGATTTCGTACTGACATCGAAGCGCGAGGGCTTACTGGCCATCTCATTTATGAGGCCAGCCCATATAGTCTCACCAGTAGTTGCCATAATACTCCTTATCGAAGGGAGGACTACGACTCCACCGGTGGTTTAACAACCACCGCCCGCAGGGGCTACTCATCGTGCTTAGGCTGAAAACGCTCTCGGAGATCCTTGAGCTCTCGCTCTCGGTTCTCAAATCGCGGCTTCAACACTGGCACGGAAATAAAGTAGCCCCGCTGGGCGATGCCCAGCACCTCATCTATCGTTCGGTAGACAAGTACTCCGCAGAGCAAGAAAAGCGCCGCGAAGAGGGACCATACGAAAATAACTCCGTAGGTCTTAAACCACGCGGCAAACTTCAAAAGCCTCTGCATTTCTTCGTCTCCTTATGATAAAGCTTCTAGGATCTGATCGAGAGTATCTGCAAATTCAACCAGTTCTTCGTCCGACATGGTCGCCATTTCGCGATACATGCCATCGTCGATATCGTCGGTTGAAAATCCGATAGTGGCCTTCATTGCTTGGTCGTTTGTACGCCAAGTATTGAGTACACTACCAGGCAACCGATTAAATGTCTCACGCAGACGTCTTTGTCTGCAGTAGACACTGGCTAAGTGCATTGCTCTCATGATTTCCTCCAAGAAGTTGAGGTGAACGTACCCGAAAGGATACGAAAACTTCCCCACCACTTTGGGTG